GAAAAGTATGATATATGGTTGAGTTATCAACTCTGAGAGATTTATAATATAATATATAATAATATAATATAATACTATATAAGGATAATATATATGCCTAAGAGAAAAAAATCAGGAGGGCATTATGTTTCTAAAGGTGAGAGGCGTAATGTTAGTAAGCAGACATTAAAAGCTGTAAGAAGAGATCGTAGTGTCGTTGACCGTATGCTTGATAAACAAGCTGCGGAAATGAAACGATGAATGAATATGCGCTTGTTGTAGATGTAGAAGTTGATCTTGGAGGAGATCGTAAAGATCCCTCACCCTACAACAAAGATAACACTCTAGTAGCGATAGGGTATACATACAGAGCGTTAGACGGTTCACCCATATGGAATAGTGATGGTGCTGTATATATCAAGAAGTTCCCTGTAGATAACTACTATTTTTATGAGTTCAAAGAAGCAATAAAGGGAGCCACTTACATTGTAGCCCACAATGCTAAGTTTGATTTAGCATGGTTGCGTGAAGTTGGTGTTGAGTGTGATAACAAAGTTATAGATACAATGATCAGTGAGTATGTCTTGAATAAAGGTATACGAGGGAAGCTATCATTAGATGCACTATCAAAAAAATATAATGTAATACGCAAAGAAAATTTACTTGGTAATGCATTAAGTGTTGGCTTGAACTACTCAGATATGTCTGAGGAAGATCAGAGAAAGTATTTATACTACGATGTAATGTCTACTGCTGAAGTATTTCAAAAACAGCAAAAGATATTTAGAAAAAGTGCAAACAAATCTTTGATACCAATACGTGATCTCATGTGCCAGTTCTGTTCTGTACTAACTGACATAGAACGATCAGGTATGGCTATAGATCTCAACGTACTTACTCAGGTAGACAAAGAGTATGAGAGAGAACAAGCTCAGTTAAACTCTTATCTGAATCAGAAAGTTCGTTCTCTCATGGGGGATCTAGAAGTAAATCTTTCTTCACCAGAACAGTTGTCTCAAGTGATATACTCTTGCAAGCTAGTTGATAAAAAATCCTGGAAGAGTTTAATGAACATAGGGGTTGACCACAGAGGTAAGCCCTTGCCAAGACCTACTATGGATCTAAATAGCTTTAGAGAAGCAGTATCTAACTGCTTTAAAAGATCCAAGAAGGTAAGATCAGCAAAGTGTCCATCCTGTAATGGTTTGGGTGGTTACTTTAAGGTCAAGAAGGATGGTACTAATTTTAAGAAGCAGACTAAATGTGAAGTCTGTGCAGGGAAGGGTACTATCTATATTGATCTGGAAGATAGGGGAGGTTTAAATTTGCCCCCTCGACTTTCCCTAGCTTCTGCTGGTGGTTTCAAGACTGACAAGAACACACTCAGTATGCTTTTAAACGAAGTAACTGATCCAAGGGCTAAGAAGTTTATAGAGTCCATTGTGCGACTGTCAGCTATTGAAACTTATAGGTCTGCCTTTATAGAGGGCATACGAAAAGGTATTAAGAGTGATGGGTTGCTCCACGCAAACTTCAATCAGTGCATAACAGCAACTGGTAGACTAAGTAGTAGTAGTCCTAACCTACAGAATATGCCTAAAGGCAGACTCTTCCCTGTACGTAAAGCATTCGTTAGTCGATTTAAAGGAGGAGAACTTGTCGAAATCGATTACTCTCAACTTGAGTTTAGAGTGGCAGGAATACTCGCAACTGATGAAGTTGTTAAGCGAGAAGTCGAGTCTGGCTTTGACGTTCACGCCTATACTGCCAAAGTCCTCTCTGATAACGGAGAACCTACTGAAAGAGGAGCAGCTAAAGCTTCCACCTTCCGTCCTCTTTATGGGGGAACACAAGGTACAACTGCTCAACGAACCTATTTCAAAGAGTTCTTCAACAAATATAAAGGCATCTTTAAGTGGCATGAACATCTCCAAAACGAAGCCATCCAGCACAAAGTAGTCACCACTGCTACTGGTAGACAGTTTAGTTTTCCTGATTGTCAGAGAAACTTCTCTGGTACAGCTACCTACAAGACACAGATCGTCAACTATCCAGTGCAGTCAGTGGCTACTGCTGAGATCGTACCACTTGGCGTAATAATATTATTCAACAAATTAAAGGAACTAGGATTACAAAGCATAGTAATTAATACTGTGCATGACAGTGTTCTCATTGACACTCATCCAGATGAACTAGATATAGTCAAACAGATAGGCCCACAGTGTTTGTTAGAAGCGCAGCAGGAAGCAAAGAGAAGGTTTGGTTTGTCTGACTATATCCCACTTGAGGTTGAAATGTCTCAAGGAAAGAACTGGATGGAGCAGGAGGATTGTAATGATTAATCTTATTGGTGTTCGTTACATATACGTTAAAGATAAATTTAATTCTTATAAAGAGTATAGGAAAGAATATATCAAACAAATAAGAGATAGAGATAAAGATAAAAAAAATAAATCAATTAGAGAGAGAAGAAAAAATGATTTAAAATGGGCAGATAAAGTAAGAAAACAAGCTCAAAAAATTAGAAATGTTGCTGGTCCTACTAGGTTCTATTTAGGACAAAAAATAACTCAGTTACAAAGAAGATATAAGGCAGGAAAAGTGAAAACTTGTACTCTAACAAGAGATGAATTACTTGAATTAATACCTAAAGATTTAAAATGTCCTATTTTTAAAAAACCTTTTAAATTTAATTGTCACAGTCAATGGAATCTATCTATTGATAGAATAGATAATGACAAAGGATATGATAAAGATAATGTTATTATAGTATCAAAAAAAGCTAATCAAATGAAAAGTAATGCAACTCTAAAGGAAATGTATATGGTAGCAGATTTTTATTATGAATTGGAGAAAAAACAACTTGACAAATGAGCAGTTTTATGTTATAAAGGTTTCTTTTTTGAAAGGTGAAACACATGAATGAATTAGCAACAATAGATACAATGTCTGATAACCTAGATGCCCTATACTCTGTTATAGATACAGGGCCAACTTTAGCTAGGGCTAGGATAAATAGAGACAGTTCCGTAGAGGTAGGTGGTGAGTTGGTAAGTAATATACCAGTTCCATCTATTGCTTTGGAGCATCCTGAACATGGTGATGTATACTCTGCTGATGTTTATATCAGAGTGTTCTTGGATACTATGCAAACAGCAGTGTTTGATTCTGATGCAGAGAAGTTTAGTAATATGTCTCAGCACTTTCAGAACTTCGGTAGCACTGCTTTAGATTGGCATGGTGGTGACAAATGTGGTTGGATTCCTAGTAAGGAGAAGGAGAAACTACGAGGCGTAGATCCTATAGCTTACGCTAACGCAACTAAAGTTAAACTCTACAGACACGTATTTGGTTTGATGCGTATGGAGAAGCCTATAATTCCAGGATCTGATGAGAAGGTGGAGATTAATGAAGTTCCTTTTCGTATGAAGCTTGGACCTTCTAACTTCATGGAAGTGAGCAAGGTTATCAAGGCAATGATGCATCAACAGAGTAAGCCTTACAACCATGAGATGAAGATCTCGTTTAAACTAGAGAAGCGAGGTTCTAATAAGTGGTTTGTATTGAAGTATCAACCAATACTAACTAAGATGCATCCTCTAACTGATGAAACTAGGGGATTGATTACAGACTTTGTAGACTTAGTTAAGAGAGAGAATGAGCAAGTCTCTGATAGAATGCGAGAAAACTCAGAAGCAAAAACGGATGATGATTTTAGTGATATCATTGAAGGTTAATCATGGATCTCACAACTAAGTTAGAAGCTTTTCTAGCTGGTGAACCTAAGATACCCGACGACATAATATTTCGGGCTAGTCAGATGTTCAACAACAAACTAGGTAAGTTTAACTTTACGAGAAAGAGGGGAGCAGGTCTTCCCTCTATGTCTCAAGTGGGTAAGCCTTTCTGCCAACTCCATGCTGAGAAATTAGGATGGGATAAGGTAGCAGAGACTGACTCTTTTAAAATTAAAATGTTATACGGAGATATGACAGAAGTTATTGCAGTTGCTTTACTACTGGCTGCAGGGGTTGAAATAGTTGACCTAAATAAACGAATAGTGCTTCAGACAGAGGCAGGTGATATACGAGGTGAACTCGATCTTATTATACGTGAAGGTAACTCACATTCTCTGTGGGATATTAAGAGTGCATCGAGGTTTGCATTTGAGAAGAAGTTTGAATCCTATGATGCACTAAAGAACAATGATGACTTTGGTTATTTAGAACAGTTGTATGGATATACTAAAGCAGAAAGGAATGAGACACCTGATATAAAGGCTGGTGGTTGGATCGCTATCAACAAGGAGTCAGGTGAAATGAAAGTTGTTAAGGCTGATCCAGATGATGAGGAAGCGTATACAACTAAGATAAACGACACAATAGCTAAGTACCTCAAGGCTGATGAAAGTAACTTTGAACGTTGTTTTGAGGATGAACCTGAAACCTTTTATAAGAAACTAACAGGTAATCGTAAGTTAGGTAAGACTTGTTCATACTGTAACTTTAGATATTCTTGTTGGCCTGATTTAGTCTATGCGAAAAATCCAAGGTCCAAGTCGGCAACGGCATACAACTACTACACGGTCCTCAAAGATTAAAGTCTCCTCTGCCAAAGCTAAAGGCAGAAGATTGCAACAGTGGGTAAGAGATTACCTACACTCTAATCTAAAAGGTATAGAGAAGGATGATGTTACTTCTACTCCAGGTGGAGTCAACGGTCCTGATATAGGACTTAGCCCACTTGCAAGGAAGCTATTTCCTTGGACGGTAGAATGCAAGTCACGTTCATCCTTCTCTATTTATTCTGCGCTAGAACAAGCAGAGAAGAACCTAATAAAAGGAACTAAACCAGTTGCTATATTAAAGGGCGATAGAAAACGTCCTATGGCATTACTTTATGCAGAAGATCTAATGGAGATTTTAATATGTTCGATGACAAAAAACAAAAAGTAATACATCAAGTTACAGTGCCAGATAATACATTCTCTATCTTCTGTAATTACGATGAAGACACAAGAACTATTAGTTTATACGTAGGAGACTTTACATCTGATGAGTTAGCAGGTGGTCCTGCCCATGAGATGTTGCTAGAGATTGGTGACAGTATTACTATGATGCTTGAAGCCACTATACAGAATGCAGTCGCTCAATCTACTGGTGATGGTAAAGTAGAATTAAAACCAATAGAGAAAGTAAAAAACATAGACGGTAATATAATATATGCAAACTTTTCAAAGAGGATACACTAATGGCAGTCGATATGGTAAATCATCCACCTCATTATAATCAAGACAACATAGAATGTATTGATGCAATCGAGGCAGCAACAGGTAAATATTTTAGATATTATCTACAAGGTAACGTAATGAAATATCTTTGGAGGTTTGACTATAAAGGAGAACCAATAAAAGATC